AAAGCTGCCGATGGCATCGCTGTGAAAGGCAAGACCAAGGGCAAGGAAATCAAGATGCGTATGGGAGGTTCCTGTGGCTAAAGCTAAAGCACCGGCCCCGAAAGTAGGGGGTCCATCTCAAGATTTAACCCCTCGCGGCAATTTGCCTGATGTCTCGGTAATCAAACCCGGTGCGGGATTTGGCGATGACATCAAGGCCAAGAAGCCGGGCGGCAAATATGCTGGCGGTCGTATTAAGAAGATGAGCAATGGTGGCTCTGCTTCTAGCCGTGCTGATGGCTGCGCCGTTAAAGGTAAAACTCGCGGGAAGTTTGTATAACCATGGCTAAGAAACCTTCTGAAATGACCGATGAGGAGCGTTACGGCAAGGTCGGCGCTCAGATCCGTAGGCTAGACCCGGAGGCTTATAAGAACCGTCCGCGCAGCGCCGAGGGCAATTTAAAGCTCTTGAAGGAACTGCAGTCGAAACCGAAGGAAACTCCTGCTCGTCAGTTGTCTCCAGAAGAGTTTATGTCCCCATCAAGCCGTCGCACCTCTTCGGCTTCCGCAGCGTCACCTTCAAAGGGTCCCTCGACTCGTGGGGGCGCCCGTCCCTCTAAGGACGACATGATTGCTAAACGGGCTAGTCAGGCCATTACCCGTGCTTCGCGTAGCGGTGAGCTTCCGAGCGACCGTGCTTCGGGGTATCGCAGTCAGGCTGAACAGACGGGTATGTCCGCTGATGAACGGGCTGAGAAGGCTCGTGGCTATGCCAAAGACATCGCTATGACGGCGGGTGCGGCTAAGCTTGGGTCCGCTGCTGGATCTGCATATGGCAGGACATCTGGCGCGTTCCGTAAGAGTGCTGACGATGCTTCTGAATCAGCCGGTCGTAGCTTGGCTCGCAAAGACCTTCCTTCGTTCTCTGAGCGTTATCGTGCCCGGGAATCTGCGGCAGCGTCGCGTGAGAAGTCACCCAAGCGTATGCGTGAGAAGGTTGAGCAAATGCTTGATGACAAGCTGGCTGCTGATATGGCGGGCGGGTACAAAAAGGGTGGATCGGTTCGCTCTTCGGCTTCTCGTCGCGCTGACGGTATTGCTGCTCGCGGTAAAACCCGAGGGAAGTACATCTAATGATGGCCTCACGCGGTATGGGCGCTATGGCACCTAGTAAAATTCCTCGCGCTAAACGGCGCGGAGACGACGAGATCGTTGAAGGTACAGGTAAGCCTATTCGTATGGCTAAGGGTGGTCTCTATGAAAACATTCATAAAAAACGTGCTCGCATCGCTGCGGGGTCTGGTGAAAAAATGCGAAAGCCCGGAACCCGAGGTGCCCCCACCGCCAAAGCCTTCCGTCAAAGTGCAAAAACCGCAAAAAAGTAAGAGAAAGAAGTAATGGCCGATAAGACTACAGCTACAACCGACTTCAACCTCGACCTCAATACCATCGTAGAAGAGGCTTTCGAGCGTTGTGGTGCGGAATTGCGTACCGGTTATGACCTGCGTACGGCGAAGCGTAGTCTGTCGTTGCTTCTGATGGACTGGGCCAACCGTGGCGTCAATCTGTGGACCCTAGAACAGGGCACTCATGTCCTGACTTATAACGTCGGTACTTACGACTTGCCGGTAGATACGGTTGATCTGTTGGACCACGTGATCCGCACGGGTACGGGCACGAACCAGCAAGACATTAATATCTCACGTATCTCATCCAGCACGTACGTAGCGATTCCGAACAAGAACGCGACGGGTCGTCCGATTCAGATTTGGATCAATCGTCGTACTGGCGCAACAGGCGCTGATAACGTGATCGTCTACCCGCAGTTCACTGTGTGGCCGAAGCCGGATAACACGACGACTTGGACCCTGTACTACACCCGCCTGCGTCGTATGTTTGATGTGGGTAATGGTAGTAACGGACAAGACATCCCATTCCGATTCCTGCCCTGTATGGTGGCGGGATTAGCCTACATGCTGTCGATGAAGATTCCCGGTGCTGATGCGCGGACGACGTTGCTCAAGGCTGAATATAACGAAGCTTGGGACTTGGCTGCTGGCGAGGATCGTGAAAAGGCTGCGGTTCGCTTTGTTCCGAGAGAGTCGTTTTTAGGCGGGTACTGAGATGCCTAATCGCTTTGCGAGTGGCAAAAATGCGATTGCGGAGTGCGACCGGTGTGGATTCCGGTACAAGCTCAAGCAGTTGAAGTCTTTGGTGATCAAGACCAAGAACGTGAATATCTTGGTTTGCCCGGAGTGTTGGGAGCCTGATCAGCCGCAGTTGTCGCTTGGTCTGTACCCGGTCGATGACCCGCAGGCACTTAGAAACCCCCGTCCGGACTTGTCCTATTTTGAACCCGGCAATAATGGCGCGGGTGGTAGTAGAATGATCCAATGGGGCTGGGCACCTATTGGCGGTGCAAGGGCAGATGACGCAGGTCTGACGCCTAATGACTTAGTAGCCCAATGTTTAGTGGGCGATGTAACGGTCGCAGTGACCTAGGAGATTGAGATGGCTATGACTTTGAAGGAACACGCCAAACTTCCGGCGAACAAGGCTCACGGCAAGAACGCTAAAGGCTTTCGTGCTGGTGGCAAGACCAACAGCGAAATGAAGAAGTACGGTCGGAATATGGCGAAGGTGATGAACCAACGCAGCCCGATGCGTAAGTCTTCTGGCCCGAGGTAAGTACCGTGAAAGAACTGAATCCCGGCAAGATCAAGCACAACCCTGATCCGACTGGCGAGAACGGCTACCCGGAGAAGGATGTGAACAAGGGCGTCACCCACATGAAGATGCGGGGTGCTGGCGCTGCTACTAAGGGCACGAAGTTCGTGTCTCAGATTAACTTGCAGAACAACGGCAAGGTCCGCGCAGGCTGGAGCTAATGAATTACGCTTCTCTGACAACGTTGATACAGCAGTACTGCGAATCGACAGAACAGTCGTTCGTAGCGAACATTCCTACGTTCGTGCAACTTGCAGAGGAGCGGATTTATAACTCCGTTCAGATCCCGGCTATCCGTCGTAATCAGATTGGTACGCTGACGATTGGTAATAAGTACCTGACGATGCCTTCTGATTGGCTGGCTACGTTCTCCTTGGCAGTAATCGACCCGGCTACAAATGCTCAGGAGTTTTTGCTTGATAAGGATGTGAACTTCATCCGCCAGTCGTATCCGGACCCGGACGATCAGGCCAAGCCTAAGTACTACGCCATTTTCGATGACAACACGTTCATTCTGGGACCGACCCCGGATTTGGCGTATCAAGTCGAAATGCACTATTACTACTACCCGCAGTCCATCGTGACGGCTGGCACTTCGTGGCTGGGCGACAACTACGAGAACATCCTGCTATACGGATCGTTGCGCGAGGCGTACACCTACTTGAAGGGTGAAGCCGACATGATGCAGTACTACGAAGCGAAGTATCAGGAAGCCGTTCAACAGTTGGCTCGCTTGGGTGATGGCCTCAATCGCCGCGACTCGTACCGTAGTGGTCAGGTTCGCCTACCGGTGAATAGTTAATGGCTATCTTTCAGACACAGACTTTGAGTTTCCGACAGGAGATGCTGCAAGGCGTCCACAACCTGCTTACGGATACTTTGAAGATGGCTCTGTACACAAGCTCCTCCAATATCAACGAGGACACTACGGTGTACACCACGACCGCTGAAGTGACGGGGGGAAGTTACGTTGCAGGCGGTCAGACCATTACTGGGGCAGCGATTAATGCTTCGAATGGTATCGTATACGTTACTTTCAACAACGTTGTGTGGACCCCGGCTACGTTCACTGCGGCAGGTGGTTTGATTTACAACGTGAGCAAGGGCAACAAGTCTATCGCTGTCTTGAGTTTTGGCGCGGACAAGACGGCTAGTGGCACCTTCACCGTGCAGATGCCCCCGAATACGTCGAATTCTGCGCTGCTTCGCTTTACTTGAGGAGTTATTGAGATGTTTAACGAAAAGGCTAAGACGGCAGACGCAGTTGGCGCTGCTTTGGAGAAGGCTCTCGGCTCGACCGCTAAGGCTTCGGCTGGCGGTGTGTATCGCGTTGAGTGCTTGGACAAAGACGGTAACCTGAAGTGGTCCGCTGAGTCGCACAACCTTGTGGTTGACGTTGGCTTGCAGGATATGAACACCAAGTACTTCACCGGTACGTCTTACACGGCTGCTTGGTACCTTGGCCTTTATGGTGCTGGCGCGGCGAATACTCCGTCAGGTTCGGACACGATGGCCGTGCACGCAGGTTGGATTGAGACCACTCCGTATAGCAACGCGACCCGTCCGGCTGCTGTGTTTGGTGCGGCGTCGTCGGCAGATCCGTCAATCATCACGAACTCGGGTTCCCCGGCACAGTTCAATATCAACGCGACTGCGGTGGTTGGCGGGGCGTTCCTCGTTAACAACAACACCAAGGGTGGCAGCACGGGTATTCTGTTCTCGGCTTCGGACTTCCAAGCCCCCGGTGACCGCTCGGTTGCTTCCGGTGACACGCTGAACGTCACTTATACTTTCAGCCTTGATGCGGCGTAAGGAGTAGTCATGGCTAAGTTTAAAAAAGGCGATGCTGTCACAGTCAAAGCCGTCATCCCGCAAGGACCTGTAATTGCGCTCCGCATGGACGAGGACGGTGTAATTTACTGTCTCGTTGAGTGGACTGATGTTGACGGTAAGGCTCAGCAGCGTTGGTTTGCGGAAGACGAACTGACAGGGGTCTAAAATGGCCCTTGTACTCGCTGACCGAGTAAACGAAACCTCGCAGATAATCGGTACCGGTACGGCTACCTTAGATGGGGCCGTGACTGGCTATCAGTCGTTTGCGGCTATCGGCAACGGAAACCAAACCTACTACACCATAGCGCATCAAACGCTAACTGAATGGGAAGTGGGTATTGGTACCTATACCTCGTCAGGTACTACTCTTAGTCGCACTACTGTTCTTGCGTCTTCTAATAGCGGCAGTCTAGTTAACTTCTCGGCTGGTACTAAGAACGTATTCGTCACGTACCCGGAAGATAAAGCCGTCTATGAAGATCTTAATGGTGATGTCTTCGTGCCGGGGAACATAACGGCTGGTAACGGCATCTTCGTAAACTCCGGTACTACGTCTGCAAACTACACGGTCGGAACGGGATACAACGGGTTCACTGTAGGACCTCACACTGTGAATAGCGGGATCGTCGTTACCGTTGCCGCAGGGCAGAGGTGGGTCATCATATGAGTACGATATCTTCAGGCACTACACTTACGACCGGGTATGTCGTCACGAGCGATACGACCGGACAACTTGTTATCAAGACCGGCTCAGGTGCTGGCACAACTGCTCTGACGATTGACGCGTCGCAAAACGTTACCTTTGCACAGGGGGTGACTCTTGGTAGTCCTGTTGGTATTGGCTACGGTGGTACGGGACTGACTGCTACTCCGACGAATGGTCAGTTGTTGATCGGTAACGGCACGGGGTACACCCTAGCTACAATATCTGCCGGATCGGGAATGACGGTGACCAACACTGCGGGGGGTATATTGCTCTCTGCTGCTGGCCTCCCGGCGATGAACATTGTCAGCGGTACGACACAGACTGCTGTTGCTAACAATCACTACGTTCTGACCAACGCCGCTACTACGACGCTAACTTTACCCGCTGCGCCCTCTGCCGGTGATGTGGTTTGGGTAACGGTAGCAAACGGGTTAAGCACTAACGTGATAGCTCGTAACGGCAAAAAGATCAACGAGCTTGCTGAAGACATGACTATTAACACGGCATACGCAGGTATTCAGCTTAGATTTACCGGCGACACAGAGGGATGGGTCTTTACATGAGTACTTTGACGCAGTTCCTTCCGCCGGGCGATTCTTTCGTAGGCGAGATTGTTGCTGGCCCTGCTGCGATTTGGGGCGGTAACCCTACGTTCTCGGGCAAGGAGTACCTAAGAACCGGCCTGTTGAAAACGTATACATCAAACTACTCAGGGCTTCTGACTGCACTGCCTACGGCATGCGTGGCACAGGGGCAGGCGTTAGGAACAAACACAAGTTGGAGAATGGCTGGTGTTGGCAGCTATAGTATTTATGGCTCGTATATCAGCGGTGCGGGTATTTACGATTTAGGCGGAAATAAGCACATCGTTTATTACGCGAGCGTCGGCTACACAACTGGCGTTGGTGACGGTGTGAAGTACGGAAGCTCATTCTCGTCCGCCCCGACCGGAGCTTTACCATTAAACGGTGACGGTGCCAGCCTTGGAGCATCAATCCAGCATTCAATTCTGTATAAAAATGCGATCTACGCCTCTTCGTTTATTCCGGCTGTTCAACCCTCATACACTCTAGTTTACCGATCAACCGGAAGCACATATAGCCCATCATTTACCGGCTCTTTTAGTGACTCTTATTACTTTGCGGCGAGTGCAAATAGGCTTGTAGCGATCCCTTACAACTACATGTATGCACCCGGCGCAAATGGAATCGGTTACACAGACAATGGAACATCGTGGAGCAACGCAACCTGTAACATAGACCTGCGATATCAAGCGCGATTCTATCACTCAACCGTTGGTAACGTCTTCATTATTGTTAGGACTAACGGAACGATTGCTACATCGCCAGATGGTGTGACTTGGACTACGCGAACAGCACCGGCAAACATGTTGACGAGTGTCGCTGGCACGCCAGAATCGACGATGTGCATCAATACAGCGTCGGCAACGTACATCATGCTTGGTGCACCTAATACAAGCTCGACTTACATACTTAAGACGACGGATGGAACCAACTTTACACTCGTCGATCTTGCCAACTCTGCGCCGCTTGTCGGACTATTCACCGGCACTGCCAGCATGACTCCGAACCTGCTGTACGACGGCACGCGGATGATTCTGTACTACAACGATCTGCAAGCGTACTCGACTGATGAAGGCGCAACGTGGACTGTAGACACCGTTCGTTACCAAAACGCCTACGCCGCCGCGAGTAGGCAGACGTTTCCGGTGCTATACAACGGTGCGATGGTAATGACTTACTGGGTGCCTACTCAGTACGGTTCCTATACGTCTGCTGAAGTTATTTCGTTTGCTGGTAGGAGTTTTGGTGCTGCTCCGCAGTTTGTTGGCGCAGCCATTGCACAAGCATTTGCAACCGGCTCTAACCTTTCAACGTATTTCAGACTGAAGTAGGGACACTAACATGACCATCATTGCAGCAGTACAACCGCCTCTACCGCCAATCATTACGAAACTTGCGTTTCGCTACCGGATGACTGATGCCGAATACGTCGGAATCCTTTCCGCTTCCAAGACGGATGTGGAAGTAGCTGCGTGGTTAGAAACTTTTAATATGGTTAGTCAAGTTAATTTGGCTGATCCGCGTACTATGTCTGGTCTTGACCTGATGGTGTCAAAAAACCTGCTGACGCAGGAACGAGTGAACGAAATACTTAATGATCCTGTACGCGACAGCGAGCGTCCGTAGGAGTAAATAATGGCTAGTACAATTAATGCCGCTGTTGGCGGAATAGTAAACACCGCTGACGCTTCTGGCGAACTTGCCCTGCAAGCTAGTGGCACTACGGTTGCTACGCTTACTGCGTCTGGCAA